CAGAGAAATCGACATTAGGATTGATCGCCATGAGTTATGCCGCCTGATAGAACATTGACCAAACGAGAATGTCGGTACTTGCCCAAGTCATCGGCGCTGTTGAGGTGATTCCTGCGCTCGCTAAATAGGTGTTCACTATGTTTTGGACCGCTAACGATGCAGTCGTCGGGAAACCTTCAACGGGTCGAATTACGCCCGTATGAGTAACACCTGCGCTCACGTCACGGATACCAACAAAACCCGCAATCGTTGCGGTAGTCGCGGCAAAAGTTGAGTCGCACGAAATAGGCAACGAAACCTGCAACCCTGCCGCACTCAACGACGTAGTCGTACCCCAAACAACACGGCCCCAATAATGCACAAACTCGTTGACGCGACAGTATTCGGAAGTAACGACACCGTTGCCAAGTGTCAGCCCTGACGGGAATGTCGGCGTGTAGGCAACATATTTGCCAAGCACCGTGTTACCGATAGCGACCTTTGCTTCGAGTGCTTCAACCGCGTCATTCAAGTCAGAATGAGACAATGAATGAGACGGTGAAGTCAACAAGCTGGTCGCCGTCGGATTCGTGAAAGTATCCAGTGAAGTGGGGTAAGTGCTAGCCATAGTGGTTCATCCTAATCTGTTTCCTTGTTCAACATATGAGTCGTCATAAGTCCATTGGGCTTCATTGTACGAAATTTCGGGTTGGTCGTAGGTAATGGGATCTCCGCCCAAAACACCAAAATTGGTGTCATCCAAAATAAACGATTGGTTGTCAATACCTGATTTCAAAGATAACGAAACAACGGTTTGGTCAGGCGTGACGTTAATAGAACGGCCCGAAACGACACAAGCAACAGTTTGTTCTCCAATACCAGAACCAGCCCAAGTAACAAGAACTTTCTGCCACAAACCGTTAGCGATACTTAGCAAGTTGTACCACTGGCTATGAGCAGCATCAGCGCAATCTGCTTTCACCATTTTGTCGGTGATCTCAAGGCTGGAAGGCGTAAATCTGATATCCGAATAACGGTTAATCAGATTGGTTGCCACGGAGTCAGACATCGCTTGTGTACCAACAAAAGTGTTTGTGAAACTAACGGTGCGGTTGCCGTACGAGTCAATATCTGTTGAGTTCACTGTGCTAGTTGTTGCACCAACAAACACACCCAAAATGTTTGCTTGAGTAATCAAAGTTTCGTTATTGAATTGCTGACTGAAACCATAATTACTAAAAGGTAATTTCGTTGACGTCACTGTACCACTGGGCACAAATTCAAATGTTGTCGCATTGGCATCTGTTCGAGTCATCGTGACCGGGCAACTCTGTACACGGTAGTCAACGCCTGAAGTATTTGTAATAGTTGTCGCCCAAAAAACGTCGTTAACACTTGGCACTAATGCTGTTTGATAAATGTCGGCGTAAGAGTTAAAAGTCTGGCTATTGACGTAAATATCAGGGTTTGAACCTGACAAATTGTTGTAACTACCGCTTGCACTTGGCTGACCGAGGCGAGGATATTTTAACGGATAAGGACTAATTTCTGTTAAAGCATAAGCAGCTGCAGTGTTATAGGAAACCGTACCACCGCCAACAGCAACAGAATTAGTGCGTCCCGCAATCGTCAAACCATCTTGCGCCGTAATCGTTACCGTAGAGAAAACGCCGTCATCAACTAAATCAAAGTCAACAATAATTCCGTGAAAAACTGCGGTCTTTGTGTTGCCTGCACCAATGTTTGTTAACGACGAAACAAAAACGCCCTGAGCAAACCAATCGGTTGTTGAATATGTGCCACCGCCATTAGGAGTCAATGCGCCGTCTTTATTCAACAATGTTATTGAACAACTGCCACGGCCCACCACATTGACATCAACCGACTGGTCAATACTCATGCTTAACACTCGACTACTAAAATCGGTTGGGCTTGCTACGGAACCGATTTCTATTTGCCAAGCAGTATTAATCGTCATCGGCGGATCGCAGTAGTTGTAGTTATTGGGATAGCACCGTTGTCTCTAACCCAACGCTGGATAGCGGCTACGACTTGATTGGGGTCGCCACCGTTGACATTGACCGTGATATTCGCATTACCGCCTAGCGCGTTGTTTGGAGTGATGTTCCCAGACGTACCCGGCGTAAACAGTTCGGGACCCTGCTCGCCCACAAGGTAGGAACTACCGCCCGCGACAGGGCCACCGCTAGCACGAGCACCCGCCACCGACGGCGTAGACACGCGACGGTAAATAGACGCATCAACCCCATTTGAACCGATAGGGGACTCAAGAAACTTCACTAGACCCGCGGCACGTTCAAGTCGTTCTAAGTCCATACTGTTGATCTCTATAGACAACTGGGTGGATAGTTCGGGCGGGAAGTTAGCAGCGAACTTAGCGAAATCTTCAGCCACTACAAGCTGCGCTGCATGGAACGCGTCCATTTCTTCTTTGCCACCCTTAAACGCGGCGATAGCAGTCTCACGCAAAGTGTTGAGGTCAGCGTCTAACTTGTCAAAACTGACTTCGCGTTCAAACTGTCCGATCAGATTCTTCCACGCTGCCTCAGCAGTACCGATCGCGATTGCTGCTTTATCAACTGAAGTCGTAAGTTCATCCAACGGATTGCGGGCTTTTTTGATCGCTTCCTTAAAGTCGTCCGCATCTTGTCGAGCGTTTCTCATGTCCTCAGCAAAAACGGGGATCACTTCTTTTTCGTCTTTGAACAAACCAAACACAAAACCCGCAGCGTCCTTAACACCACCCAAAGCGTTTTTAGTAAGGCCCAGTGGTGTCAAGTTTTCCGACATCCAAGTCGCGCCCGGAATACTTTTAAAAACGTTGCGGACATCCATACCAACGTCAAGAACTTTTCCGAGATCACCTAAAACAGGGACCAGACTCTGACCGATTGACAAAGACAAATCCTCAACTTTGTCCTTGAGGGTGTCCATGATGTCACGAAGTTCTTTAGCCCTAGCAAGTTCTTTCGGGTCAATAACTTTTGACTTTGAAACACCATCTAAAGACTTTTTAAGATCGTCGGCCCCCATCTCAATAAGAGTGGACATGGACTGCCAACCCTTACCAAGGAGCTGCGCTGCTACCTTGGCTTTCTCTGCTGGGTCCTTAATCTTTTTTAGGCGATCAATAGTGTTAAGAAAAGTCTTGTTAACATCTAATGAACCGTCTTTCAGATATACAAGATCAACGCCGAGGTCACGAACTTTGTCAGGGTCTGCACCAATAGTTTTATTAAGTTTGCCGATAGCGGTCTGAACGGCGTCAATGGGGACACCGATGTCACCCGCCGCTTCCATATAACGTGACGCATCCTCAATCGCTAAACCTGTAGCGGTAGCAAACTTTTCGGCACCCAACGCTAATTCTTGAAACGCTTTAACACCGTCAAAAGCAAACTTGCCGAAAGCGATACCGCCAGCAACAGCAAAACTTGCAGCGTTCTCCTTAACCGAATCCATGACAGATTTAGAGCCAGCCTTAAACTTTGCTAGCCCACCCTCAGCACCGCCGACGGCTGCTTTGAAATCACCAAAAGCCTTCTTAGCGTCCTTGATCCCTTTGTCCTGTAGGTCGGTAATGATCGGAATACGGATAGCCATTACAGCACCAACGCTTTCGTTAAATCATTAATCTGTTTCATAACCTCATCAACAGAAACCTTCATTTGAGATTCAACCTGACCGGCATTATTCTCATACGCTCGCCACATCACTCGAGGCTTATTGCCCCAACCGTTAAGAGCATCAGCAAGACGATTCGGATTAGTGCCAGCAAACTCCACAATTGAAGCTGCAGCATCCTTATTGACAATCGTCAAAACAGCATCGCTTTTCTTAGACAAAGACGTCTTAACTGTGATGCCACGCACGGCTGCGCTTTGAACATAAGGAAACAAACCTCTACCACTGGGAGCCCAAGTGCGACTAATACCAGACGGCCATGCCCCATTCTTTTTAGTTGGGTCTTCAAACGGATACAACTGTTTCGCCTCATCAACAACAGGCTTCAAAATCTTTTTAGCGTCCTTAAAGAACTGCTTTTGAACCTCAGGTTTAACTTTCTTAAGCGCCTTCAAAGTGGACTCGAGTCCTTGGACTTGCATCGTCATTTGTTGCGCTCCTTCAGTATCTCTGCGACTGTCAGGAGGTCGTCAACATCAAACTCTACATCATCAGGGAAGTAGCCCGTCACGACTAGGAGCTGCGCTAGTGAGTGTCGGAAACTTCCACTGGGGTAACTTTTCCCGAATCACTATTCACGATCTCAATCTCCACAAGTTTGTTTACGAAAGAGTCAAACTCCACGGGGATGGACTGACCGTGTTCGGTCTGAATCTTCGCGGCGTGCCAAGCCATGAAAGCCATATCTTCCATACCGAAGTTCTCGGCAAGGTCGCCCG